TGAAGTTGTTGTAAACAGGCGACACGATTGGTGTAGGAAGAACACCGGGTGTGTCGGTTGTGACGATGTCTGGTGCACCTGCGCGAATTGCTTCGGACATTGCACGCCACTGGTCGCCACCTGCGACGGCTGCAGCGATGTATTCAACTGCGGTTGGCATCTTTACTTCACGCTTCGCAGCTGCGAAAACGATAGGGGCTGTTGGAACGATTTCAGCCGAAGCCTCAACCGCTGGGGTTTCTTGTGACATGGTTTCCTCCTCAGGAATGTCATTTGGGTTGGGTTCGACAGCGTCTTCCTCTTCAGGTTGAGACGCAGCGATCTCTGTGATCACAGCATCCGCAAAAGCGGGCTGTGCCACAAGACTGATTTCGACAAGGTTGGCCTTAGTAACGACCATGGTGCCGTTCTTGTCATACTTGAACTTGACCGGTACTGCACCGACCGAAACAGAGTCATACGCGCCAGCCTTGACCAACTCAATGGCTTCGTCGGCGGCGCGGGTCTTAGCGAACTTGGCTGTAAACAACAGGCCCTCATCGGCTTCGACAATCTCGGTGACAACACCACGCAGCTGCGTCATGTCGTGACCTTCAAGCAACTTAGGTGCTTTGGCATTTACGTCAAAAGCACCCTTACGGAAAAGCACCGATTCACCGCTCGACACTGTCGCAGGAGTGTCCCAAGGTACAGCCACACCCGTAATGGTTCGGGGGCTTTCCTCACCTGCGGCAGCGTCAAGCGTGATGGGCACAGAAACAAACTCAATCATTAGCGTCCTCCATTGAACGGTCACGGGAGTCTTCGGCTACGCCTGCGTAGTCCTCCATGTTGAACTCGACATAACGACCACGCGGCAAGACGTTGTCACCCGACAAAGTTTGCTCGATGCAGTCAAGGTAGATGCGAGCACCGAAGAGATACAGGTCTTGACGAGCCTGCTCGGCGTTCTGGTATGTCATCGACGCACCCTCGGTCGGAGCCGAAACAAGGTAGGCGGGGATGTTGCACAAACGAGCCATTTCAAGCGCCTGATACTTACGCTGGTCCGAAATGACCTCTTGCGGGTTCTGCTTGTATTCACGGAACTCCACTTGACGCGACAGTGCGCCGATGGCGTTCTGTTTACGGGCGTTAGCCCAAGCCGACGCAAGAGATCCAAGGTCCTCACCGCTTAGATCTTCGCCGTCAATCTGTTGCAAGTAGCCCGGCACTGTTTCCAGCTGGGCGTAACGGTCGGCTGCCTGATCCAAGTAAATGCTCGTGTTAATGGCGCGAGCGCCAATCTTCAAGATGCCTTCAATCGGGCTAATGAACTGAATGACGTTGTTTACATCTATCGGTTGGCCGTTGAACTCAAGCTCGTCCGACGGGCCGTAAAACTGCGGATAGCCAGTCTGCTTAGTGCTTGACATGTTTGACGCAGGCAGCCATGTAAACGCTGCGGGAAAACCCTGACCGCCAGCACCCTGTGGTGCATAGCGTCGAGTTATGTAGGCGTAGGCAACACCGTAAAAGAACAAGTCGCTGAAAATGTTTACATAGAAGAACGAGCGCGAAACTTTCGGGTCTGGTCGTTCCATCCAAGGTTCAAGCGGTAGATAGATTTTCTCGTAGTTGTCGCCCATCCACTGCTTCGAGCAGTGCTTCAACTCGAGCGAGCCAATGAGACCAGCGATCAGGTCGCGGCTACGGGACACCGTCGGCACCGACAACGCTTTGATCTCGTCCGAGCCTGTCTGGTAATACAGAAAGTTGCCAACATTGGCTGCACCAGCGGCAGCCTTGACGGGGGCGGCAGCGAAGTGCGCCGTCTCAACCTTGCGTGAAAAAATACCCATGTGGTCGAAGTCTGCCACGGGTTAGTTGCAAATGCAAGTACCTTACGCAGAAACTCCGAAGGCGACCCGACCCGACGATGGCGGGCGAGACACCAGCGCAGTAGCGGCAATCAAACAACGTGCAGCTTCAATGGGCCCGGGTGAGCGTTGGCTAGAAATCACGACCGAGTTTTGTGCGCGTACCAGCACAGCCCGACCGACATGTTCGGCAAGCATCTCACCGCCGTCATGCTTTATCTTGTTCTCCCCAATAAGCGACCGCACAATTTGCGTCCACTTCAACAACTCGCCGTAGCCCCACTCAATCTTGCGACGCTGGTATTTCTCTGGACAATGAAGCGCCAAAGACGGGGTAATTGCCAGCGTCACCTTCAAATCACTGTCAAGCACTCGAGCGATGTGTTCCCACAGCTGGGCGATGCTGTCGGTTGTAAACCGTACCGACACAAGGATTTCGCCTGCGGTGTTTTTCCGTGACCAGACCCCGACGTACTTTGAGTCGTCCACGGCCGAGTCCACAGCGAGTATGGAGTTACCGCCGTCGTGCGTTAGGTCCTCGGCTACCCGGTCGCCCCACATGCCGACAGGGAGCCACGACGACGCGGCCGCCACCCACAAGTTGCAGTGAGCTCGGAGAAACTGGTTGCGGTCGGGTGCCGCCGCTGCTCCTTGTAAACCTTTGACGGTGATGGTGCGCCCAAGGCTCGGATTCGCATAGCCCCAGTAGGTCGAGTCGAGTGGGTCCACCGACGGCATCGACCACTCAGCAAAATACAGGTCTCCTTGGGTGCCCGAGTCAATTAGAGCTAGTCCTTGTTCACGCAGTTTGAGCATTGCCCGGGAAGACTCATCGCCAGCCGTTGAAGTCATCCAACACATCGGGCTAGGAACCGCGATCTGGCTTGGAAGAAGTGCACCGAAAATGGTGGACTCGGACATGGCCCAGATTTCGTCCAGCAACAGAATGTCCCACGTCCCGCCGTGCTTCTTGCCGGTCGCGGACGTCACCTTGTATACCGACCCGTCGATCATCTTGACTTGATGCCGACCGTAGGCCCACGTCACCTTGCACAGCCCAGACTCTTCCCACAACTCAAACGTTTCGCGCAGCTCCTCAAAGACTTCAGTCGCAAGGCTCAACTCGTGGGCCGTGGAAAGGATGCGCACCGGGCGACCCCAGATGCGTGGCAACTCCGACAACGCCCAGCCGACAATCGCAGCGTTCATGCTGGTCTTGCCGTTCTGACGCGCCGCACTAATCAAAGCCTTCGAGTGGATAAACGTCTGGTCGTCGCGCACCGTAAAAGCATCAGTCAAAGCACGCTCCTGCCAAGGAAACAAAACACGACCCAAATGATCCGCAGACCAAGCCGCAATCTGAGCACCGAAACTGTGACCCCCAGCAGTCCGCGTGACCAACCTCGGCTCAGTCCGCCCAAATAGTTCCGAAGTAATGACGGTCTTGGATGAATCCATTGTGAGTGATGACTGTTCCTGGGATAACACGGAAGAAAGGGTCGGGGGCATGGTGTTTACAGGGCTAAAAAAATCTTGCTGTTTACGCGGTGTGTTTACGTTTGCTAACCCTAGAGCTTCGTTGCGTCGTAGTTGTTGTATGGCTCGTTTGTTGTTTACATAGGCTGCGCCTCGTTTGGAGTTGCAGGATTTGCAGGCTGGTACCAAGTTCGAGACGTCGTCTGAGCCACCGGCATCGTATGGCGTGAGATGGTCGGCGTCTGTGGCTGGTTGCCGTTTACACCAGTGGCACATCGGGTCGCCTTCGAGCACTATTTTGCGGTTGCGGTTGAACTCGGGTGTTGCGCGTCTGGTCATTGTGTTTCTCCTACCGCCCTTGCTTCGCTGCGGTTGGTCTCATGGTAACAACAGGGCTTCGGGTAGGTGTCCCTCCCGCCGTTTGTGGGTTGTCTCCACCGGTCGCCGTTTGAATCCTTGTAGGGCCGTCACCGTCGTGTTTATGTCGTTCATACGCTGCTCAAGGCTTCGAGCCGTTTCGGGCAAGCCTCGTCTACCCACGTTCCCGTGTAAACACCAGCAGAGTGCAAACCCCTACGTGGCCGTGGTCGTCTTCAGTTGTTTATGCGCGATGCATTTCGTGGCGCTCAGGGAAGTGAGCCCACGCGTAACTTACTATTGCCGCCCGCTGGTGCTCGAGCAAGTACACAGGTTTTTTATTTCCGTCTTTGTCGGTTTCGTAATCAAACACAATGTCTTCAAGTCGGCTGTGCATTTCACCGCTGGTCATGTGTTTGGCTTTCGGTCGCCATTCGGCAGCCATCTTGACAAGTTTGATTCTGTTTGGTGTCGGTAACTGGGTCATTCTTTGCCACCCAGTCGCTTGGCAATCAACTCGACTTGCGATGGTCGCCACAGATACCACTCCGCATGCGGAAGTATTGCAAGCGCCCACGCCTTTTGCGCTGGTGACACCTTCCCGCGTTCAGTCTTCAACTCAGCGAAGATGAGACCGCGTTCTTTGTGGGCTAGCACTAGATCGGGAAAGCCTTGTCCGTCGCTGCGGAACACACCCGGACGAACCTGATGCGGGGTCGGGTGGAACACAAG